GGTTTACGGAGGCAACATTCTTCGATAAATAATTCAACAACATCCATTTCCGTACGGTACGTTTTGCGTTGATCCTTGATTATCTGAGGTTCGTGGAGGCCGATCCGCTTCCATTCTCGGTATCCTTCCACAGCCCAGTTCAGGATGGCTTTCATCTCACGTTTCAATTTATATTTCAATTGCTTATCTACTTTATTTTCGGGAATCTGCACTGTAAATGGGATAACTGCCAACCTCCGCCATATACCATCATCAGTACCGCGAATAATCGGCTTGTGGTTGGTAGCCATCCAGAGTTTGAACTCAGGGTAAAAGTCGAACTCCTCACCGTACAGGAACCTAGCTGTAACCTTATCGCCACCCGTAAGCTGTTTTACCAACCCTTCATCAAACCGCATACCATCATTCGGCTCTGTGGAAGTGACCAGACGAGCACCGTCCAGCTTCGCTACATCGCTGTTTGCTGTCCCTTGCTGATGCTTAACCATGATTGTCTGTGGCTGTATGTTCGTGGTGTAACTTCCTAGCATTTCGGTGATAATGTCCAGAAAGACTGATTTCCCATTCCTACCATTCCCGTGGAGGATGAAAAGCATCTGCTCTTCTGTCGATCCGGAGAGGGAATATCCTACGGCTCGTTGCATATACTCAATTAGATGTTTGTCTCCGTCGAATATCTGATGTAAGAAATCCAGCCATTGCGGGCAATCGATCTTGTCCGTGTATTCGACGGATGATATTTTTGTAAAGAACTTATCTTTATCATGATCGTGTAACTGCCCAGTATTTAAATTTAAATATCCGTTTTGTACGTTTAGAAGGTCTTTGTCTTTATCGAATTCATGCGCTTGGATCGGGAGTAGATGCTGGCTTTCTTTCAGCATGTTTGTCTTTCCGTTGCTTCCGCGGGAGTATTTGATATGCTTCTGCCTGAATTTAATCGCATCTTCTTCACTAACATCCTCGCTTGTGTAAACAGGTTCTTTCTTCATGTTTTCTAGTATTTCATCCACGAGATTTTTAACTTTGCCTTCCTGATCCAGCTGCCATACTTTTCCGCTATAAAAATACCAATTTTTTCTGATAAAGCTGTACCTAACGTCGTCGCCGTACGCATCTGTAAACCTGTCAGCATTACCTGTATCGTCGTAGCTGTAGTATTTCTTTTCCACAGGGGAGCTGTCATTTTCCATCACGTAAAGATTAAAATTCTCATCTCTCTCTGTGGGAGTAAATACGTTCGCGCATTCGGAGATGGCCTTGTTTATTTCGTTCGCACCATACGTTGAATCTCCACGTTTCTCGTCCCATTTCTCGTCATAGACAGAAGATTTTCTAAAAATGCCATCCATCTTGTGGAAGTCTCGATTTGTCCAAAATGCTAAATCGTTACAAAACGCTAATCTTGCTTCTGATGCAGAGTTGTAAAATTGCTCCCATCCACCGTTCATAAATAATCTAAAACGAGTACCAGTTTTACTCCTTGAAGCAATGTTGATAATCTCATTAGTAGATAAGTCGTTTCCTTGCTCATTCACGATGCTTCGCTCTCTTTTAGGTTCATTAGATGCGATATATTTCGAGTGGAGTTGATCAATGTTTCGGTGCTTATCCTCTTCAATGTGTCGATATGCACCGATCGCATCACCTGTCACGGTGAAAAAACGACCGGATGAATACATCTCAATATTGCTTTTTCTGCTACCACCATCCGGTAACTTTCCTTTAGCTATGATGTGGATGCCGTTCCCGCTTGGACTAATTTCCGCATAACTGCCCATCATTTCAATGAATTCAGCTACGATATTATTGCTATCGTTATCACGGTATCGCTGTATCTCTGAGCCCACATCATCAAGATCGATTCCAAAATAGGGTTCTTTAAAATAAAAACCTAAGCCGTCGCAATTAAATTCATCCACAGATGAGAGAGCGGTCTGAAAGTCAGACCATGTACTCTCATCATTAGATTTACCATAACCGCCTGTGTTTGCATCAATCGGTATCTTTGTTTTCTTGCCGTTTCGCTCGTTGATTTTATATACGCACCATTGTTTTAACTCTTTTAGCTCATCTGGAATGTTGTTATACATTTACATGCTCCTTCAAAAAGGTAAATCTGCATCGCTAACATCAGCCACTTGCACCTCTGAACCCCCTCCACTATTCTTCGGCACATGCTGAACATCCGGGAACTTACTCTGATTCCACATCTTCACATTAAGATTTTCATAGGTTTTTCCGTTATACTCGGACGTTTCGTTTTTCACGTAAACGAGCGCTGTCTTGCCGACATAATCACTGAGCAATTCGTCAAAGCTGTTGTATGTTTTGCCATTCTCTAATTGGCAAGCCTTACCGATCGTGTTAAATATTTTCATGTTGTACTTATGGGTTGCTTTAGCTTTAAAATTCTTTTCAAAAATGTGCTGGTTTTGATGATCCTGCTTCACGTCGTTGCGGATAATCAAATCAAACTCTGTGTATTCTGCACCGCCCGGAGTAGCATCCTCGTTGCATCGATTGACAATAACCTCGTACCAACCGTCTTTTATTTGTCCTTTACCTTCATAAACATCGTTAAAATCTAAACCAAATTCTGCCATTTATATCTCTCCTTCTTAATTGATAAATCCTAATCTCTTCCCTTGGAAATAACTCCAACCGGGTTTATATCCGCGGTTTTTCCCTAACTCAGCAAGCTCTTTCATGCTTTTACAATCTTCAGGTTCCCGAAAGTCCATCACTATTGGAGATTCCGTAACCTCTTCCAATTCAGCCGATTCATCATGATCATATTCCGTTTCTTCAATCGCAAATTCATGTTCGCATTCAGGGCAAATTCTTGTCTGTGATGGAACAGTCATGAAACAGTTTTCGCATTGCTTGACAGGGTTTTCCGCTTTCCCTCCGCTTGATTTCTTTTTACCTTCCAGACTCCACTCTCGATCATCATCAGGCAGGCCGTGTTCATTCACATTGCCAACGTGGTCAATGATGATTGACGTTTTCCCCGGTCGGTAACGCATCCCGCGCATCGATTGCTGTATGAAGAGAGAGAGTGACTGAGTAGGTCTGAGCATAATTACAGTGGAGCAGTCGGGTATATCGAACCCCTCTGAAATTATATCTACGTTTGTTATAACCTTTAGCTTTCTATCCCGGAATTTCTTAATGATTTCATCCCGTTCAACCTGTGGTGTCTTCCCATCTAAATGCCTCGCTTTAATACCATGCTGATTAAATGCCTCTGCCGTTTCCTTGCTGGCTTCCACACTGTGGCAGTAAGCGATAGCCTGTTCACCATCAGCCAATTTCCTGTAATGCTTAATCACATCCCCATAAATTTTCTTTTCATTAATTGCTGCGTCCACAGATGTGGAGGAAAACTCTCGTAAACTATTCAGTTTCAATTTTTCAGTGTCTATGAGTTTTGGTGCATAGTATTTATAGGGTGATAGATAATTGTTTTCGATCAGCCATTTCGTGCTGACTTCTTCAATTAGAATGTCGTTTACGTCTCCCAGACCCGATCCATTCAAGCGAATCGGTGTGGCGGTGAAAGATATTCTTGGAGCGTCACTGAAATGATCGAATATCTTCCTGTAAGAACTTGCAGGGGCATGATGAGACTCATCAACGACAATAATTTTTGGTTCCCTTGTTTTATCTAATCGTCTGACTACTGTCTGAACCATGCCCAATTCCACGTAATTCATATCAACATCATTATTTAATAAGGTTTCTTCAATTTGATTTCTTATCTCTCTCCTGTGGATTAAGAAGAGGACATGATTTTTCTTTAATGTTGCTGTCCGAATTATTTCTGAAATTACAACGGATTTTCCACTGCCTAACCACAGGGAGCGACGATACACGGTGATCGCTTTCCCTGTTTAATCGCCCCTTTGGTTTTCTTGATTAGGCTTTCTTGATATGGCCTGAGTTTAATCGCCAACCGCATCACCTAAATATCCTAATTCTTCCTGCAAGCAAAATTTATCTTCGCTCAATTGGTTCTTCGCAAAAACCGAATTTGTTGGCTGCAACAGAAACCCCCGCTTCTCCGTTTCTTCATTGAAAACGAGTTTCCCAACCACGTCACACAGACCCATAAAGTTCGTCAGTATCTTCCCGCTGATCTGTGGATAAGACCGATTGAAGGTTTGCCCTTCCGGTGTATTCCATACATCTGTGGTTTCCCAAGCTGTAATAACGATCCTTTTTCCTAATGTTTTTAAGAATCGAATGGAGTCGATCAAGAAAAACTGCACTTGCTGATAATGTCTCATCTCAGGAACGCGATCATTCTTACCTTCGCGACCTAAATTTCCCAACATGCAACGCTCCATTTCTGAAACGTTATCCAAAACAATATTTTCGTACTTGGATAAATCCATTTCATTTAATTCTTTAGTCATTTCTCCCCACGATTTCCACGTGTTCTGATTGTCAATGTAAGCAATATCGATATTTTCATAGCCTTCGAGAACACGGGTTGTCCGATCCATGTCTAAAACAAGCGTATTTCCGGGGAGAAACTTCACTGTGGATGTTTTTCCCACACCTGGAGGGCTGTATATAAGGTACGTTTCATCCTTGCTGTTTAATTGACTGGCATTAATAATCTCCATCATCGAAACCTCAATGATTCAGTTTGCACAATCTCCGCTCCTGCAGTTTCCGCACCGTTTTTTAAATCTTGTAGAAGCTCACGCTTGTCCAATTTAGGTTTTTGCTCAATGAAATATCCCTTCGGTATCAATCCTTCGTCAATCACGCGCACGCTTGGTGGATTATTTTGCACGTTTGCCGTGAAAATAGGAGTTTTAATTTTACGCTTGTCCATCTGAATCATGCTTTCTTGCAGATGTTCTTTCATTCGTTTGACTTTGTTTTCCATTGCACGACGGCGCTCTGCCAGTCTCCTCTCCTCCGCTTTCATTTTTTCGATATCACCATTAGTGCTTTGAATAACGAAGAAATAACCTTCCACTTTATTTTCTAAGCTATCCTCGATTGCTTCCAATGTATCTGTAAATACGTGTTCTTCTGCGCCGTCATCAATGAGCTGCTGTATACTTACATAATTTTTTTCTAGTTCATACAAGGTCGCCATGCTTTAAACCCTCCCGATGTGGTATAATGTTTTAAAGTTGATTTTTATTGACGGGCACTCTACTGCTCGTCTCTTTTTGTGTCCGGAATAATATCCTGATACTGCTGAACCTCCTTTAAAATATCTTTCGTAACTTCGATCATTCCTTTTACGCGGCCGATATCATAATCATTTTTCAAGTAAGCCAGTGAGTTTTTATAACCGTCGATCCTTGCTTTATAGGTGTTTGCCATGATGCGGAAGTCGTCTTGTAGATCTTCTAGGAAACCTTCGTATTGTTCGGGATTCATTTTCTACCTCCTTACCACGAAACTCTTAAAAATCCTTGCTTTCCATCATAAGTTATCTCTGTGTCAAAACCCTTCAACTTAAAATGGTTTTCTAATGGGATGGATAATCCATGATCCGACCAATT